GGCGTTCGCCGGCGCGCCGCCACCGGGGCGGGCCCGCCACCCCCTACCGCACGAACAGGAGCACCCCCGCCCATGAGCCCGAAGACGAAGCGCGCCGTCCGCACCGCGTTGCAGACCCTCGCCGCAGTCGCCGCGATCCTGCCCACCCTCGCCGCCGTCGTCGCCGACTCCGACCAGCTCGCCGCCGCCGCGCCGTGGGCCGTCGCCGCCGCCGGATCGGCCGCCGTCGTCGCAGGCGTCGTCGCCCGCATCATGGCCGCGCCATGGTTCGAGGCGATCCTCGACCGATTCGGGCTCGGCCTCGACGACGGGGGCGCCAACCAGTGAGCAACCCGCAGCCCACCGACACCGCGGCAATCGCCGTCGCCCTCGAGCAGCTGCGCGGCACCATGGCCGAAGGGTTCGCCACCGTCAACGGCTCATTGGCCCTGCTCACCCAGCGGCACGACCAGGCCGACCGCCGATTCGAGGCGCAGGCCGCCGAGCTCGACCAGCTGCGCGCCGCCGTCGACGCGCTCGAGAAGGGCGAGACCGAGCGGCAGAAACGCAACGACAGCCGCCTCGCCGACCTCGAGCGCAGCAGATGGCCCCTGCCATCGGTCGCCGCCGCCGTCGGCGTGTCCGGCCTCGCCCTGTCCCTGTGGCAGTACGCCACCCAGTGACCACCACGCCCCCGTCTGGCCTACGGGCCGGGCGGGGGCGTTCCGTCGTTGCTGGCCTCGACCGGCGCCGTACGGATCACGAACGTGCCCTTCGCCGGTAGCGACCTCACCAGACCACGGCGCACCAGCTCGCGCCGCACACGCCGCGACGTACTCACACTCACCCCGTGCATGGCGGCGAGTTCCTGCTCGCCCGGCAACCGCGCGCCGAGCGGAATCCGGCCGGCCGCGATCTCCCCCGCGATCACGTCAGCGATCCGTACGTATTCGTAGGTCACCTCGAGCCCGTCGTCATCGCTCATGAGCGAAGGATCGCGCCCCCCGCCGCGCACCGCCTCCGGACAGCGCGGCGCACCGCGGAGGTACGTAGTGCGCCGTAGAGGGTGCGGAGGGGTGTAGTTCGGCGTACCGTGAGTACACACGCAAATACCCCCGCGACCGCGGCGAACGGTCCGGGGGCGTGGCCACCGCTACTAGGGAGCGACGACACATGCAGCGTAGAGCACCAGCACCCACACCGGCTCGGCCCGCGTGCGCCGAGTGCACACGGCTGGACAACTTGCAGCGCGAGGCCGACGCCCGCCGCGACTACTCGAGGGCAATCGACTTCCGCGTGTTGCTGCGCCGCCACCGCGCCGAGCAGCACCAGGCGCCCGAGCCGACGTTCGAGGGGGAGCAGTGACCACCGCGCCGGCCGCCAAGGGCGAGCAGGACCCCGCCGACACGATCGTGTTCGGCACGTGGTGCTCATGGCACCAGGGCGCCGCGCCGTCCCGCCCCGTCGCAGTGATCGAGCGCGGGCTCGGAGCAGGCGGCACCCTGCACGCGTGCCGCCCGTGCCGGATCGCGCACCGGCTCGACGTGATCCCGACCACCGTCGCGTGGGCCGCCCTGCTCGACCACTTGGGCGGCACCGCGGACACGGGCCCGTGCGGCCCGTGCAACCGGCACCAGCGATGCCCACAGGGCGCCACCCTGTGGGCCGAGTGGAAGCGCCAACGGAAGGCGGACAGGCTGTGAGCGCCCACCGCGCCCGCCAGGCGCCCCCGTCGCCCGCGGCCCGCTCATGACAATGCGCGTAACGCGCGTCATCGACGGCCGGATCGTCGAGCAGCGGCCCGAGGTACAGGTCACCGCCGACGACGACCTCGCCCCGCTGGTGAGCTCGGCGTGGCCGCCGTGCGAGTGCCATCGGTGCCGTAAGAGGTAGACCAGCGGACGGCCGCGACGCCGGCCGTGGCCGTCCGCTACGCAGGGCCCGCCCTAGTCCCCCGGGGCGGGCCCTTTGCTGTGCCTTCACGCTGCTGTCATTTACACCACTTGTTGTGGGACAACGGTTCCAAATGACACCCAGCCATCGGGCCCCCTCTCCCTGCGCCGGTGGGCAGGTTCAGAGGGTGGCAGCAGGCACGGAATCAATCAAGCGTGCCTGCATGCTTCCCGTTCTAGTCGACGGCCCATGGGTCCGGCTCCCACACGGGATGCACCTCGAACGACACGTCGAGGCGCCCTGTCTTGCCGCGGCCTACCTTGCGCGCCGTGCACACGATCCGCCGCACAAGCTGTTTCAGGATCGCGTTCCGGGCGCGCGGCTCGAGGGTTTCCCATTCCTCGACGACGCCGACGGCGAGCTCGACCACCTGTTCGCGCCGCGGGGTTTCCTCGACGGTCGACAGCCGGTCGAGCTCGCCGAGCAGGGACGCTTTACGGCCCGCGAGCTGGTCGCGTACGCGGTCGAACGTCTCGGCCGGGTACTTGTCAGGGTTCATCACGTGATCAGTGACGAGCCGATCGAGGGCCGCCTCGACCTTGGCGAGCTCGGCTTGTAGCCGTGCGCGTTGCTGCGCGAGCCGGGCGGCAGGGTCGACGGCCTCGACGCGGCCCGCGTCGGGCGAGGGCGGCAACGCGTCGAGGTCGGCCGCGACTTCGCGCCGTAGCCAGTCCAACAGGGCCGCTTCGACGCGCTCGCGGTTGACGTAGAGGCCCTGCTCGCACGCCGAGCGGCCCTTGGCCCGGTGGTTGTAGCAGACGAGCGTGTCGCCGCGGGCGCGCCTGCTCGAGCGGGCAACGGCCGTGCCGCGGCAGTTGCCGCACCGGGCGAGGCCCGTCGTCGTGTACGTGGCGACGCGGGCCCGGGGCGCCATTGCGCGGGTTTCTGCCCTGTGCTTTTGGTACGCCTCCCACTGGTCGGGGGTGATGATCGGGGGTTGCGCCCCGGGCAGGTACAGCATGCGCCCGTTGCGGCACCCCGAGAAGTGATCTTGCCCGAACTTGCACGGGCACTCGGGATCGTGCACGTGGAGCAGGCCGGCCGCGAACCCTGAGTCGAGGTACCGCTGCACCGTGTTGATCGCCCACCTGTTGCCGCGCGATGTGGGTATGCCGAGTTCGTCGTTCATCCAGTGCGCGAGGGCGCCGAACCCCTCGCCCGCGGTCTTCCGTTCGTAGAGTTCTTCCACGATCGGCGCGTGATCGGGGTGGAGTTCGTAGCGCTCGGTTTGCAGCCGGATTCCGCCGGGCGCCGCCGGATCGGGTACGCGGCGGGGGTGCCAGATGTAGCCGAACCGTCCGCGGCCCGTGGCGGGTAGCCGCATGGCGCGCCGGTATTCGTGCGTCTCGCGCCACTGCTCGCCCGCCCGGTTGCTCTCGAAGTTGCCGAACGCGAAGATCATTTCGCGCTGTAGCTCGCCGACGGCCGTACGCGCGTCGGTCGCTTCGGTCGCGGATTCCAGCTGCCCGCCTACGGCCTCGAGCCGGGCGAGGTTGACCGCGTTGCCGGTCCGGTTGCGGCCGAACCTCGAGTACCGCCACACGGCGATACCGCGTGCCTCGCCCGCCTCGACGCGGGCGATCGCCTGCATGATCTTCCGCTTGAAGTTGCGGCCCGTGGCGTCGAGGTCGACCACCCAATCGATGATGCGGCGACCGGTCCGGGCCGCCCATTGCTCGATGGCGGTGCGTTGCAGGGTGTCGCTGATCTTCTCTTCTTTCCAGGTCGAGACCCTGATGTAGCCGATGAACGGCTCGAGCTCGAGCGTCTGCCTGCTGCGGAACGTGTCGGGTGTCTGTGTCATCCGGCCGCCCTCCGTTCGTGTTCGTCCGGCGCGACGTGCAGTCGGCGTACGCCGGCGTCCTTGAGGGTGGGGTCGTCCATGCCGTTCGGGTGGCCGTTCGGCGGGGTGGCGGGCGCGTCGAGCAGGCCGCGCGCCACGTGGTCGAGGGCGAGTTCGTACCCGGCGCGGTGCGCGGCGGCGAGCTGGTCGTCTTGCACGGTGTGGGCGAGCTTGATGTGTCCGACGATCAGGGAGGGCACGGCGGCGAGGCCGGTCAGCAGGCCGAAGCGCACGTGATCGCTGTTGTTGCCTATGACGCCTATGACCCCGAGCGCGAGCGAGACGACGAGGACGGCGTACGAGCAGGCGATCATGTTGCGGCTCATAGGGGTGTGCCTCCGTGCATGTGTCAGTGCTCTGCGCGGCGTTGGTCTGCCGCGTCGGGTGGTGGCGTGCGTTGCAGCGTTTCGGTCATGGAGATGAACACGCGGCGCGCTTGTTGGTCTGTGATGCCAAGTTCGTCTGCTGCCTGCTCGGGGGTGATGCGTCGTTCGCCCGGGCGTGGGTCGCGGACGATGGCGAGCTCGCGTTCGTCGAGGATGCCGGCGCGTACCAGGACTTCGCCGAGTGGCACGTGTAGTGCTTGGGCGAGCAGGCCGAGTACGCGTGTGTCCGTCACGTTGTCGCCTCGGAGGAGTCGACCGACGGTTGAGGGGCTGATGCCTGAGTCTGCGGCGAACGCCGACTTTCCCCCGCTACGCAGGCCCGATAGGTCGTACCCGCGGCGGGTGAGCTGGTCGTGTAGCCAAGCGGCGAACGCCTCTGCGGTGCGGGCGTCGTCGTTGTTGTTTTTCATGGGTGAAATCTAGCGCGCCGTGGCAGTTGGTGGTGCGCCGACTTTGAGACAGGGCGTGGCGAGGCACCGGCAATCCCTTCCGGCATATGCAGGCCCGTGACCTGCGCGTTTGTGTCGAACGTGTGAACGATTGTGGTCGAGCTGTTGCACTGTGTCAACGAGGTATCAGCTCGAACTTACCCCCCGTAACTTTCACGCCGGAAAGTTACGTGCTAGCTTTCTGCCTGGCCGGACAACTGTCCGACCAGAAAGGATCGCTCGCATGTACGACCGCACCGCGCTGCGCGCCGTCGCCCGTGCCAAGGGCGACGCGCGTTACGTAGACCTCGCAGACCGGTTGAAGGTTGCACCGGTTACCGCATGGCGCCTGTGGACGGGCAAAACGGCACCGAGCGCCCGCGTCGCCGCCGCCGTCGAGTCCGCCTACGGACTCCCCGCCTCCGCACTGCTCAAGCCCGCCACCCCCGGCGAGGCCGCCGCATGAACGCCACCGCCGTCATCCCGCGCGAGCAGGCCCTCGCCAACGCACGCCGCGCCCTCGACCGGGCCCGCGCCGAACGCGACCGCGCCCGCGCCGCCGGCCGACTCCCCGCCGACCTCGAGCTCGCATGCCGCCGCCTCGAGCGGCAGCAGGCCGCCGCGACCGCGCCGCACCGCGCCGCCGCATGAACGACGACGGGCCGCCCCGGACGCGACCCGGAACGGCCCACACGCCCACCACTCGAAAGGCACTGGACGTGACCCCCGACTCTACCGCCGCCCACGGCGACGCCCTGCTCGACGAGCTCGCCGTCGCCTACGCGGCCGACCCCGACACCCTCGCCCGCCTGCTCGCCTCGCACGCCGCCCGCGTGCTGCGCCTCGACCGCGCCGCCGTCGACGCCGACACCACCGACGCCGAGCGCGCCATGTGCGCCGCCGAGGCCGACGGCACCCGCGGCGCCCTGCTCGACGCGATCCGGCCCGACGGCGACCTCGCCGACGCCCCGATCGCCGTCGTCGTCCCCCTCCGCTTCGCCCGCCTCGCACAGAACGGACACCGCGCATGAGCACCCCGACCCCGCACCTCGCCGCCGTCGCCGAGCCCACCGCGCCGCGGATCGAGACCGCCTACGTTCCCGCCCCCGAGGGCGCGCCGGCCGACGCCCCCCGCGTGTTCGCCGTCGTCGCCGCCGTCATGCGCGACGCGATGCCCGTCGGCAAGAACCAGCGCAACGAACAGCAGAACTACAACTTCCGCGGCATCGACGACGTGATGTCGGCCATGGCCGGGCCGATGCGCAGCCACGGCCTGTTCATCCTGCCGAGCATCGTCGACCACAAGCAGGCCCGCGACGGGAAGATGACCCGCACCCTGATCACGATGCGGTACCGCATCTACGGGCCCGCGGGTGACTGCCTGATCGCCGACGTGCCCGGCGAAGCTTTCGACTACGCCGACAAGGCCACCAACAAGGCCCAGAGCGCCGCGCTCAAGTACCTGTTGTTCACGCTGTTCATGCTGCCGGTGGACGCCCGCAGTATCGACGACGGCGACCGCCACCACCCGGAGCCGCCCGCCGAGCAGCCGCAGCAGCCGCAGCGCCAGCAGGGCGGGCAGCGCCGCGGCGGGCGCCAGCAGCAGCGCCGCCGCGACTTCCTCGCCGAAGCCGAGCAGGCCCCCAGCCGCGCCGCGTTCGACGCGATCCGGGCCGCCGCCGTCAAGGCGGGCGCACCGGCCGACTACCTCGACCAGCTCGACGCGATCGCCCGCCGCAAGGCGCAGGCCGCCCAGCAGGCCGAGCAGCCGCAGCAGCCCGCCGAGCAGCAGGCACCCGCCGGGCCGTCGAGCGTCGACCGCGCCGCCGCCCTGAACGCCATGTACGAGGCCGCCCGCGCCGCCGGAATCACCGACCGCGCCGAGGCTGACCAGCTGTTCACCGCCCGCCACAACACCACCCCGAACGAGGCCACCCTCGAGCAGCTGCGCGAGATGCACGCCGACCTGCTCGACGCCGCGAAGGGAGCCGCCGCGTGACCACCGAGCAGACCCCGCAGCCCACCGCCGAGCAGCCCGCCGAGTCCCTGCGCGACCTCGCGCTCGAAGAGGCCGCCCTCGACCTGCTCGCCGCCCGCGTCGCCGCCGCCAAGAAGGACGTACGGGCCCGCATGCAAGCCGCCCTCGACGCCGCCGCGGCCCGCGATGGAGTCGAGCGGATCGCCGCCACCCTGCCCACCGGGCAGCAGGTCGCCACGATCTCTCTCCGCAAGGGCGAGTCCGGGCCCGTCGTCGTCGACGAGGAAGCCCTCGCCCGATGGGTGCGCCAGACGTGGCCCGACGAGGAGTGGACCGAGACCCGCATCGTGCGCACGGTCAAGCCGTGGAAGCTGCGCGAGCTGGTCGCGCAGATGGAAGCCGTCGGCGCCGCCAAGATCCCCGACCCGCGCACGGGCGAAGTGCTCGAGCCGCCGGGCGTCGTGTGGAAGCCGACGCGCGCGCGCACGCACGCGCTCACGTGGCGCAAGGGCGGCAAGGACGCCACCGCCGAGGCGTGGCGCACCGGCGCCCTCGCCCACCAGCTCGCCGCGATCACCGCGGGGGGTGACGAGAAGTGAGCGAGCTCGCCGTCGCCGCCGTCGCCGCCCTGTCGTCGCTCGCCGCCCTCGCCGTCGGCGCGTGGGCGATCGAGACCCGGCTCGAGGCCATGTGGCGTGCCGAGCAGCGCCGCCGCGCCGCCCGCCACCGCCGCACCAGCTGACACCCGGACCGGCCCGCCCCCACCGCGGGGCGGGCCCCCGAACGGAGCAACCCCGTGACGATGACTCTCGACCAGCTCGAGCGCACCCTCGCGCAGCCGACCCCGCCCCCGATCCCCGGACAGACCGCCGTCGAGGTCGACCGGCCCGGCATCCCCCGCGGCCTCGCCGCACAGTTCGCGCTCCGCACGCGCGAGGTCGCCGGTGGGCACCGCGAGTGGATCGCGCCGACGAACGGGCGCGCCGGCCGCTTCCGGCACCAGGGCCGCGACTACACGATGTACCGCGCCGCGTTCATCCTGCGCACCGGCCGCGAGCCCGAAGGGCCCGTCAAGCCGTCGTGCGACCACCCCGGGTGCTGCGCCCCCGCGCACGTCGACGACGGCGCCACCCGGCAGCGCGACCGCGCCGCCCTCGCCGTCATCAAGGGCACCGAGCACCGCTCATGGTCGTGCGACCACGACCCCGACCAGTTCGCCCGCCACCGCGCCGACGGCCGCCGCTACTGCGCCGAGTGCAACCGCCTCGCCAGCAAGCCGCCGAAGACCTGCGACACCGGCAACCCCGTGTGCGGCGCCCCCGCCCGCCCGTACCCCGCCGGGTGGCGATGCGACCGGCACCGGCCCGGCGCCTACCGCCCCGAGTAACACCCCGGACCGGCCCCGGGGCGAGGACGAGCCGCCGCGCCCCTCGCCCCGGGCGCCCAGCACAGCAAGGAGCCAACCCCCGTGCCCTGGTTCAAAGTCGACGACACCGCGCACGCGAACCCGAAGATCCTCAAGGCCGGTAACGCCGCGCTCGGCCTGTGGGTGCGGTGCGGCGCCTACGCCGCCCAGCACCTCACCGAAGGCACCGTGCCGGGCGTCGTCGCCCAGCTGTACGGCACCGCGCCGCAGGCCCGGAAGCTGGTCGCCGCCGGACTCTGGCACACGGCCGGCCACGACTGCCCGCGATGCCCGCAGCCGCCCGCGGGCGACTACCAGATCCACGACTACCACCAGTACAACCCGACCCGGGCGAAGGTCGAGCGCGACCGCGCCGCCGCCGCCGAGCGCCAGCAGCGGGCCCGCGAGAAGGCCGCCGCCCAGCGCGCCGCCCGCGAAAACGCCCGCGAATCGTCGACGAATCGAGCTCGAATCGGCGGCGAATCGTCGACGGAAAATCTCGAAAACACTCCGAATCAAGGCGCGTTTTTCGACGAACCCGCAGGTCAGGGCATGTCGTCACAGCGTGACGCCCACACCCCGTCACGGTCCCCCCGACCCGACCCGACCCCTAGTACTCCCTACGGGAGTACTCCCCCCTACCCCCCGCAGGACCGGCCCGGCACACC